ACCGAGCTGTGCCTCAGCACTCGCCCCACGCTTCGGTTCCACGCCTGATGCCCTGCTACGCTATCGAGCCGAAATGCTACGGTAAGGGGCCGTCTGGCTACGCTAAGGCGTCGAACTCGTGAAGCGCGAGCTGGAGGCACAGCTCGGCCGTGGTGAGGTGACCGGCCTCCTCCGCCGCCTCCACCATCATGCGCACCTCAGCGACCAGGTTGGCCAGGGCCTTCTTCTGGGTCTTCGGGGCTCTCAACGGCCTCGCACGGTAGTAGGTGTCGCCGGCGTTTCGGGGATCACGGGCATCCATGCGGCGAACTATACATGAGCATCTTCACCCGCTCGCGGCAGTCTGAGACGCGCTCCCTCCAACCTGACAGCGTCCGCGACCCATCGGCCGCCACCCAGTCGCTCCAGTACATCAGCCCTGGGCAGCGCCAGATCCCGGAGTGGGACGCCAACTCCGCGATCAATGACGCCTACCTGTCCAGCGTCATGGTCTTCGCCTGCGTCAGGACGCGCGCCTACGCCTTCGCCGGCTGCCCATTGCGGGCTGTGCTGCCAGGCCAGAAGATCGAGAATCACGACCCTAACGCACCCTTGGCCAAGCTGCTCGGCCCTGCCCCCGGCGGCCCGAACCGCAACCTGAGCAGCCGCAAGCTCTGGGCCAACGCGATCACCAACAAGATCGTGACCGGCAAGCTGGCGTGGGAACTGGAGATGCCGCAGGGTGCCAACCCCAGGAAGGACGATTGGGCCCCCGTGGCCATCTGGCCGCTGATCGCTCGCTTCTTCGATGCGGTGCCGACCGATGGTGGGTCTGATCTCTTCCAGTTCTTCACCTACGGCAAGGGCGGCTATCCCTACGGTGGCAGCGGTCCCACCACAGGACCGGGCCAGAAGAAGCGCCTCGAGGTCAGCCAGGTCTTCTACAGCTTCACTCCCAGCCTCAATGATCCACGTCAGGCCATGAGCGCCCTCCAGTCAGCCCGCTACGACATCCTCTATGACGTCCTCCAGCGCCAGTACGACACCGCCTTTCTGCGGAACGATGCACGTCCTGCAGGGATCATCGTCCATGAGGCGTTCGAGGAAGCCAGCGAGCGCAGAGCCTTCGAGCAGCAGTTCGAGGCCAACCACCGCGGCGTGACCAACGCCAACCGCACCGCCTTTGCTGAGATGTCTGGCGGGACCGGACCGGCTGCCGGGTCGATCTCCTGGGTGCAGCTCGGAGTGAACCAGCGTGACGCGCAGATGTTGGCCACGTCCAATGACAAGGCCAACCGCATCTGCATGGCCCTGAGCGTGCCTCAGTCGCTCCTTGACGCCTCGGGACGGACGTTCAACAACGCCGGCAACGAAGAGCGGAACTTCTGGCTGGACACGATGTTCCCAGACCTCCATGAGATGGAGGACGACATCAACCTCCACATAGCGCCGAGGCTGGGACCGCATATCGCCATGTTCGACACCAGCCATGTCGCCAGCCTGCAACCGCCCGCCAAGTTCCTGGCCATCAAGCTCGACGAGGCGGTGGATCGTAAGATCATCACCCCCGCCGAGGCACGTTCTGAGATGGGCTTCACTCAGGACTTCCCGAAAGAAGACCCGATCCTCGGCGCGACCATGACCGAGCAGGCCCAGTTGGTCACGGCTCTCCAGGTTGCTGGCTGGGATGCAGCCACGATCGCCAAGATCATGCACCTCGAGGCGCCGCCGGTTCCCGAGGAGCCCGATCCGGTCGCCCCGATCCCGTCGCCCTTCCATGTTGGCCCCGCCGCTGTGCCCGCGCCGCCCAGCCAGAACTGGACAGCCAGCCTCAGTGTGGTCCGCAGCCTCAGGGACGCCGACGAGCGCAAGCAGCAGCGTCGAGCCACATGGCGACAGGCCGATGCACTCACCCGCGGGCAAGAAGGCGTCTGGGAGGCATCCCTCAAGCGCCTGTTCGGTCGTCAGAAGGCTCAGGCACTCAAGCGCCTCGACGCACGCGCCGCACGGTGGGCCAAGAGCCTGGAGACGCGGGCAGAAGGCGATCCACCACCGGACATCAACCCCGACGACGTGTTCGACCCGACCTTCTGGACTACCGAGACCACCACCACAGTCCAGGGTCTGTTCGAGACGCTCTATGCAGCCTCGGGCGCACGCGTGGCCGGCTCGCTGGGCAGCCAGTTCAGCCTGAACGACCCCGCGGTGATGGCACAGATCGACTACCGCGCCTCCCAGCTCGCCGAACAGGTGACCTCGACGACCTACGACGCCATTCGCTCGGTGATCATGTCCGGCATCGCGGCTGGCAAGGGGATCCCCGACATCTCCAAGGGGATCGAGGCGGTGTTCGAGCAGGCTGACAGGAGCAGAGCGACGCTCATCGCCCGTACCGAGACGATCCAAGCCTCCACAGACGGTGCACTGGCAGCCTACGGACAGGCCAGTGACCAAGGTCTGCTTCAAGGCTACGGCAAGGTGTGGATCGGCACTGACGACGAGCGAGAGTGCGAAATCTGCAACGGTCTAGACGGCGAACAGGTCGCCTTCGGTGATCAGTTCTCTGACGGCTCAGACGGCCCACCTGATCATCCCCGCTGTCGTTGCACGGTTGGCGCTGAGCCGATGGACACCACGGGCCGAACCATCACCCCTGAACACGCCCGTGACGTCCTCCAGGCCATCGCCGCCGGAGATGTGCGTACGTCAGAATTGGTGGCATGATGGATTGCTGGGAGTGGACTGGAGCGAAGAACGGCAACGGCTATGGCCGGGTGTGGTGGGATGGCCGCCTAGCCTACCCGGCACCGTGTGGCGTACGAGCTGCTGTTCGGTCCGATCGCAACCGGGCTGACCCTCGACCACCTCTGCCGCAACCGGATGTGTTTCAAGCCTTGGCACCTCGAGCCGGTCACCCGTGCGGAGAACAACCGACGTGGCCGCGGATGGAGCGGCAGGCACGCCCAGCAGACCCATTGCCTCCGTGGGCACCCCTTCGACGGGGCAAACACGAGCGTACGGTCAAATGGTAGGCGTCGCTGCAAGCAGTGCCACAGGGCACAGGAGCGCGACCGCATGAGCCGCCAACGCCAGGAGACAACCGTCTGATGGAATACCGCTCGATCGACTCAGAGCGCATCCGGGTGGCCGACACCACGAAGCATCAACTTGAGATCGAATCGACGGTATACAACGTCGTCGATGATTACAACACCCGGTTTAGGCCGGGGGTGTGGACGCGGTCACTTGAGACACGTCGTCCGCCTCTTTGTTGGGCGCACAACTGGGCTGAGCCCATTGGTTCGCTCGCGGACTACACGGACTCGGATAAGTCGCTGCGTACCCTCTACCAGCTCGACGACTTCGAAGCCGTTCCCCGTGCCCGTCAGGCATGGGCGCAGTACCACTCTGGAACGGTCACGGACGCCTCGTTCGGCTTCTCCCACGGTAAGGACGAACCTGCCGCAGGTGATGGTCTTGAGGGCGTTCGTGACTACCACGAGGCCGACCTCGACGAGAACAGCATCGTCCTCCGTGGCGCCGTCCCCGGCGTGAAGCTGGTGGGCAGCCGTGGTGTGATGCCGACCGAGTTCCTCGGTATCGCCCGTAGCCTCGAGGCCGGCGAGTTGACCCTCGAGCAGGCGCTGACCATCGTCGGCAGGGCGGTCGATTCGCCGGATCTGCGCTCCATGCACTCCCACGCCAAGCAGGGCGCGGAAGGATCGGTCAGCCACTCTCACGTCGGCGACATCAGCGGCACCCACGCCCACAGTGGCCTGATGCCTCGTGCAGCGGGGCGCGATGGCTCGATCACCTCCACCGACCGGGCCGGCGCTGTCGGCGAGGTCAAGTGCCCGAAGTGTGGGGCGATGAACTCGGCGAACGCCAAGGTCTGCGATCAGTGCGGGGCGAAGCTCGGCACCGGCAAGACCGAGGCAGAACACGACGCCATCGACGAAGCAGACGCCCGAAGGTTGCTCGCCGACATCGCGTGACCACGGTCGCGGCCGTCATCCCCTCGATCCCGCCGAGAGCTGGGAAGCTCCTCGAGGCTTTGGCCTCCGTGGCCAATCAGACCAGGCCCGTCGACCAGATCAGCGTGGCGATCGACCACGAGCGTCAGGGCGCTGCTGCTACGCGCAACCGGGCATTCGCAGCCGTGGACTGCGAGTGGACCGCCTTCCTCGATGACGACGACCTCTGGCGACCGCAGCACGTTGAGCGGTTGCTCTCCACCGCCGTGAACTGCCACGCGGACCTCGTGTATCCGTGGTTCGACGTTGACGGCGGCAGCGATCCACTAGGTCGCGAGGGTGTGCCCTTCGACCCCGACGCTCTCCGGCTCAACAACTACATCCCCGTCACTCTGCTGGTGCGCACGGCCGCGCTTCGAGATGTGGGTGGCTTTCCCGTCCCGGGATCGGAGGCATGGCCGCACGGCGACTGCGAGGACTGGGCCGCATGGCTGCAACTGCTCAACGCCGGGGCCACGTTCGTTCACCTCCCGGAGCGGACGTGGATCTGGCGCTGGGATGGGCGGAACACCTCAGGGCGGGCGGATCGCTGGTGAGGCTGAACATCGGCTGCGGCCCGTTCTACCGTGAGGGCTGGACGAACCTCGACACCGAGCCCACGGTCCACCCCGACGTGATCGGCTCCATCTTGGCGCTGCCCTTCGACGCGGCCTCTGCCACCGCGGTCTATTGCGGCCACGTCCTCGAGCACGTCCCCCTGCAGGACATTCCTGCCGCGCTCGCCGAAGTCCATCGCGTGCTGGTGCCGGGTGGCAAGCTCTGCGTGGTCGGGCCCGACTTCACCCGCATCCGAGAAGACACGCCAGAGAACGAGGTCGAGTGGGTCATCTACGGCTCCAAGCGGTGGGCCGGGGACTTCCACCAGTGGGCCTGCTGCGAGAGCCTCGTGGAGCGGTTCGTGCGGGACGCCGGGTTCCTCGACGTGATCGCCCGCCCGATCATCGACCCTGACCTCGGCGAGTGGTCGATCCCTGGCACGGCCTATCCGTGGCAGTGCGTGGTGCTGGCCACCCGATGAGGGACCTCCTCGTGATCGTCCCCACCAGGGGGAGGCCGCAGAACCTCCGCCGGCTGCTCAAGGCGTGGGAAGAGACGGAAGCCACCGCGGACCTGATCGCCTGCGTGGACACCGACGACCCCTTCCTCGATGAGTACGTGGCGATGGATCTCGACTTCCTTGCCAGCGGTCCACGTCAGGGGCTCGTGGGCTGGACGAACGAGGCAGCGATGGAGTACTGCGATCAATACCGCTACCTCGGCTCCATCGGCGATGACCACGTCCCGAGGACGGTGGGCTGGGACCGTCGCATCTGCGACGCCCTCAAGGAACTCGGCACGGGCATCGCCTACGGCGACGACCTCATCCAGCACGAGGCACTCCCCACCGCCTGCTTCCTGACCTCCAACATCGTCCGAGCCATCGGCTACATGTGCCCGCCGTCACTGGAGCACCAGTACATCGACAACGTCTGGCTCGGCTGGGGTCGGGCGCTGGGCCTGCGCTATCTTCCGGACGTGGTGATCGAGCACATGCACCCAGTCGCCGGCCAGGTGCAGGGCGACGCGCTCTATGACGAGAGCGCGGCTTTGATGGACAGGGACCGGCGGGCGTTCGAGGAGTACCTGGCCAACAGCTTCACCTCTGACATCGCCAAGGTGGCACTCTCATCCGTGTAAGGGTATTCCCGTCAGACAACTCCGGCTGCGGGTGGTATCGCCTCCGTTGGGCAGCGGCCGCTCTGAGGGCTCAGGGAGAGGACGTGACCGTCTCGCGTGGCGTCTCGGCCCAGTGGGAGTCGACGCCGTGGGGGCCGCGGCTTCACGCCGTCGCGAAGGTCGACGCCGACGTGGCCGTCTTCCAGCGCGTCTTCCGTCCTGACCTCGTCCTGCTGATGCGTGCGATCCGGGAACAGGGCGTGACCGTGGTGCTCGACCTCGATGACGACTTCAGCGCCCTCGGCCCGAGACACCCCGTCTTCGAGGAAATCCACCCTCGTCGAGGCGATACGGTCAAGTCCACGGCAGCGCTCCGCGAAGCCGTCAAGGTGGCCGACCTGGTCACCGTGAGCACTCCCGCGCTGGCGCGTAAATACAACGGTGTGGTTGTTCGCAACTGCATCCCACGGGCCTATATGGGTATTGAGCGCAACGAGAGCCACGAAATCCCACTGATCGGTTGGACGGGGACGCCGAAGATGCATCCCGACGACCTTGAGGTGGTCGGGGACGCCGTCCGGCGGATCTGTGCGACGGAGGCCAGCTTCCGCGCCATCGGTGACCGGACCACCCTTGACGTTCTCGGCGTACCGGATCAGCAGCACCAGCCCGGCGCTCGCCTTGACAACCTCGATTACGCCCACCTTGTCGCACAACTGGACATCGGCATCGTCCCGCTGGCTGATTCGGCCTTCAACCGCTCCAAGTCCTGGCTCAAGGGTCTGGAGTACGCAGCCCTCGGCGTCCCCTTCGTCGCCTCGATCGTCGCTGAGTACGAGGCGCTCAACTACATGGGCGTTGGTTCGCTGGCTGGCCGTCCCAACCAGTGGTACGCCTGCCTCCGTGGGCTCGTTGAATCCCCTGACCTCCGTCTGGCGATGGCTGCCCGAGGACGGGCGGTAGCTTCCACGCTGACCATCGAGGACACGATGGCTCCACAGGTCTGGGAAGCATGGAAAGCCGCTCGCTACGCTAAGTCGCCCGTTCTGCTACGCTAAGCCCATGAAGAAGGTAATTGGGCTGACAGCGGCGGGCTGCACGGTCATCGGGCTGGCAGGCTGCGGCTCCTCTCAACCAGCGACGGGCAGTGCACAGTGGACGGCGGCTTGCACGTCTATCGCTACGATCACCATCCCTTGGGGCGGAGCGACCGATACGCTGCCCTTGACCAGTTACGGCTACGATGCGATCGCTACCGATGCGCAGAGGCTCGACGCGGCGCGATCGGCAGGAGACGACCAAGGCGCGGCGACTGCCATGACGCAGTTCAACGTCGACCTAGCCAATACGAACCTCAACACCTGTCCGTGACGGCTCCCGCTAAGTGGCGGAAGTGCGACCAGTGCTCTAAGCCGTACCGCTGGCTCCGACTGACGTCGAGGTACTGCGGTGCGGTCTGTCGCGTAGAAGCGCGTAGGGCTAGGGCGCGATGAGCGACGGACTGTACGACTTGCTCGGCTCGCACGAGCGGTGGCTGGACTTCGACGCGCTAAGCGATCGCGGCAGCGTTGTTGAGTTCGCCTACCACATGGACGCTCTTGAGGCGGTGCGCCAAGCCATCAAGGCATGGGAGGAGGAGCACCCATGAGCGGGATAACCCACATCCACTGCCTCCGGTGCCGCTGCGCCATTGAACTGACTGGGGACTGGTTCGCGGCCGATGCCTTGATGGTGGCCTGTCCGACGTGTCACTCGGAGACCTATCTGTCGCTGTCGTTGGTTACCCCAGAAGTTGCACCGAAAGGGAGAGTGGGGGAATGAGCACGGACGATCTGGTGGTATTGGAGATGGGTCACGAGATGGATCGCCTAGAGGCCCTCTCTGAGGAGCGGCGTCAGTGGATCGAGGAGCATCAATGGCTGCCCATGGGACCATTTGAGCACGACTACTGCGTGGGTGGTTGTGGTGCGCTTGAGCCCAAACACCACCCCGGCTGCTCCGTTCCTCACCTGATTCTCGACTAAGGGTAGAAGCGCGCAGGGCAACCCTGCGCTCCCCCTAGGGTGACGGTGAGGCCACTGGACGCTCCCGGATAGCGGAGCAGAGAGTGGACCGCCCTCACCGAGGCGGCTCCCTGGATACGGAGGCCACTGAGGCAAGTTAGTTCGACTTGTCCCTGGAGGCCCCAAATGGCCGAAACCGAAGTCCCGATCGACCCTCAGGTCGAGATCGTCGGGGTCAGATCAGCACTCATGGAGCGCGCCGGCCGTCTGGCCGAGATGCTCTCCCAACCCGCCGAGAAGCGCTCCGAGACGTGGGGCGTGGAGATGAAGCAGGCCCGCGACGAGGTCGGTGGCCTCGACGCCCGCTTTACAGCCCTCGAGCGCCAGATCCAGCCAGAGGCCCCTGTTGGGCAGGGACCACAGGCTGCGAACTCCGCGATCCATGGCACCGTCGAGACCCGCTCGATGGGCCAGCAGTTCGTCGAGAGCGACGAGTATCGCGCCTGGCATGGCGAAGGTGGGCGCATCCCACAGGGGAACGTCTCCTCTGACGTGCGTACCACGGTCTCCTCGACCGCCACCAACGACGCGGGCTTTACTTCGGGCGGCTCGATGCTCCCGATCATGCCGTACATGCTGAACGTCAACGCGATCCGCAGGGATCGGTTGTACGTCAGGGATCTGCTCCCGCAGACCAACACCATGTTCGAAATCATCCACTTCGTCGGAGAGACCTACGTCTCTGGTGCCGGCGATGCAGGGATGGTGGCTGAAGCCGCGCTGAAGCCCGAAGTCGCGATGAACTGGTACCGCCAGGATCAGGCAGTCCGCAAGATCGCCGCCTGGGTGCCCGCCACGCTTGAGTCCCTGGCCGACGTCAATCAGCTCCGTGGAGCCATCGACAACCGCCTCGAGTACAAGCTTCGCCGCAAAGAGGAAGACCAGCTCATCAACGGTGATGGCACCGGCCAGAACCTTCTGGGCTTGCAGAACTTCCCGAACCTCCAGACCGCCTCTGCTGGAGCCAACGCTCTGGCCAGCTTCACCAAGGGCATGTCTGCGATCGAGAACCACGACGGTGACGCCAGTGGCGCCATCTGGAACCCGACGGACTACTGGGCAGCGATGGCTGCATCGGCCGCAACCCTGACCGGCGCGTCGCCCTTCACGGGACCGCCGGACACCATCTGGGGCATTCCGTCCGTGCGTTCGCCGCGCCAGCAGGCCGGCCACGCCCTCCTCGGCGACTTCAAGCAAGCCGCCGAACTCTTCGACCGTGAGAGCGCAACCGTCCGCGTGGGCGATCAGCACTCGGACTTCTTCATTAGAAACCAAGTTGCCATTCTGATCGAGGAAAGGCTTGCTTTGGTTTGCTACAGGGGCGACCTCTTTTGTGACGTGACCCTCTAACTGATTTTTAGGGTACAATCATCATGCAATGGAAGGTATCGACGAAGACCGCTTCTGGGCCAAGGTCCGGAAGTTCGATACCTGCTGGGTTTGGACGGGCGCCCGTGACCACAACGGTTACGGGCGTCTCCGGTCCAAGCGCCCCAATCCCCGGACGTTCTACGCCCACCGCGTTGCGTATGAGTTGCTCGTTGGCCCGATCCCCGATGGCTTGGAGATCGACCACCGCTGCTTCAACCCGCCATGTGTTCGGCCAGGGCCAGAGCACTGCGAACCTGCCAGCCACACAGAGAACGTGCGCCGCGCCCGCGGCAATGGCTGGCAGCGTAACGCCGTCAAGACCCACTGCAAGCAGGGTCACCCGTACACCTCAGATAACACCAACACCTTCCGCGGCCACCGGCAGTGCCGGACGTGCGCCATCGTCTACAAGGCGCGCCACGCGGCGAAACTCGCCGCCCAGAAGGCCGCCGACTAGCGCCTCCCCCTCCAGGGGCAGCCGGAGCGTGGGTCACGCCACCCGCGTTACTCCCGATCCCACCGCTTCGGGCTGCCCTCTGGTGGCGTCATGAGCCTGATCACTTCGGCCAGCGCTCAGGGCCAAAGCGGCGTCTGCGACCTCTGCGGAAAAGCCGACTGTCACGACGCCGCCATGGGTAACCCGATCGCCTTCGAGGTACTGGAGTTGGAAGACCACAGCACCCCTGAGCGGATGTTCGACGAGAAGACAACGTTGGCCGACGCGGTCGCCCGTGACCTTCCCGGAGCCCGCGAGATGGCCCTGGGCCGCAAGCCCACCCAGTCGCCCGAGAACCGTGCCCACCAGCCGGAGCAGGACCGCTGATGGCTCTCGTCGACACTTCTACCTACCAGACCCTCAGTGGCGACTTCACCACGCAGGGGCCGGAGATCGTGACCGCCCTGGCTGCGGCGCAGACACTCCTCGAGGAGCACCTCCAGCGTGGACTGGAGTCGATGAGCCGCACCGAACAAGTCCGCATCCACTACGACGGCCGCTCCTACCCGACGTCGACCCCGATCACCTCGGTGACCTCCCCCACCTACGCGGTGGTCATGGACGGGACCGTCGTCGGGTCGTTGATGGCCGATCAGAACCCGCTCTGGGACGTCCTCGTCGAGCCCTACCACTACGGGCCGGGAGGTGCCGGCGGTGAGTTCGATACCACCATGCGACCTTCCACAATCACGTATATCGGCGGCTACACACCCACCAACCTCCCCCGCAAACTGCGCCAGGCGATCGTGGAGCTGGCCCAGGTGGAACTGCGGACGTTCGATCCCGCTGCGGCCGGCGTGAAGATGGCCACGGTCGGGGACACCTCGGTGCAGTACACCGACGCGCCCACCCGCGCGGGTGTGGTCGACGCCATCCTCGCCACGGTCAAGGGCTTCGTGAAGCGGGAGATCGGTCACTGATGCTCCCCTTCTCCACCTCCACGTTCACCATCCTCCGCTCTGACGCCGACCCCGCGACAGACGGCTACGCGGACACGGCTGCCAACTGGCCTGAGCAGGAGGAGGGCATCCGCGGCCACATCAGCCGCCCGTCCTTCGCTGAGGTCCGCGCTGGATCGGTGCAGACCCTCGACGTCATGTCGATCGCCCTTGACCCCTGTGACATCCGCGTCAACGACCGGGTGCAGGACGAGCGTGACCTTCAGGTGTACGAGCTGGTCGGCTCGCCGATGCAGCGCATTGGCTTCGGCCTCGAGCACGTCAACGCCCAGATCCGCCTAGTGACGGGCTACATCGGATGACCCTGATCCTCAACCAGATCGAGATCGACCACATGCTGCGAGGAAGCGGCGGGGTCGTCGACGCCGAGATCCTCAAGCTTGCCCTGGCCGTGGAACTGGAGGCCAAGCGGCTGGCTCCGGTGGACACCGGGCGGCTCCGGGGCTCGATCACACACCAGATGGGCACCGATGCCAATGGGCCGGTCGGCTTCGTCGGCAGCCCCGTGGAGTACGCGATCTACCAAGAGATGGGCACCCGCTTCCAGAGCGGCACGCCCTACCTACGTCCTGCCTTGCAGTCGGTGAAGCCGTGACCACGCTCACCCTCGTCGACACCGAGGCAGTGGCCAAGGCGTGGGCCAAAGCAGAAACACACATCAACGCGGCCGTAAATAGCCGGGTCTTTTTCAGCACCCCGCAGTCGTACGGGAAAACGCCTGCCGCCACGTGGATCGTCCTGTCACTGGTTGGTGAGACCCACCAAGCAGGGGATTTGGGGCTGCAACAGCCTCTTATTCAGTTCGACTGCTGGAGCAAGCCCGTCTCGATGGGTGGGACCAAAGCCTCAGCAGCCGTCGTCGCGCTTGCGGTGCAGACCGCCGCGCGGCAGTTGTCGTTCGGTCAGTCGGTAACGATTGGCCAGTCGGTGATCAGCGTCGGAGACGTGAACCAGAAGCGCTGGTTGCCCGATCCGACGACGAACTCACCTCGCTATGTCGTCGACGTTCAGTTCGCCATGCACGGCGCTGAACAGTAGCAGTAAACGGGCCTAACGGCTCAGGAGAATCACATGGCCGTCGGTAAAGACCCGAACACAGTCTCAGTCGGGGCAGGCACTCTGTATGTCGCCCCGCTTGGCACCGCCGAACCCGCCTCCCTCTCCGGAACGTGGGACCCCGCCTTCATCGCACTCGGCTACACCGAGAAGGGCACCACCTTCACCAACGGCCTCACCGCGTCTGACGTGGACGTTGCCGAGGAGTATTACCCGATCAGCACGGTGGTGACCGCCAAGACGGGCAAGGTCGACTTCGCCCTCTCGCAGATCACCGCGGCAGCCCTCCAGATTGCCTACGCGGGTGGGACCACCACCGTGCTGGGCAGCTACGTCACCTTCGAGCCACCGCTGGCTGGAACGGAGACGAGGATCATGATCGGTTGGCAGTCCGTCTCTGGTGACGAGCGTTACCTCTGGCGGCGTTGCTTCCAGTCCGGTGCCACCGCGACCGCCCGCCAGAAGATCCTCCCCCAGGCGCTGCTCCCCGTGAGCTTCAACCTCGAGAAGCCAGCCGGCAAGTTGCCTTGGATCTGGTTCGGTAGCCTCGCTCGGACCGGCGCGTAATGGCACGGTTCAAGGACTTCGACGCTGCGGAGGCGGAACGATCGGACGAACCGATCGTCTTCCGTCTCGGCGGTCGGGACTGGGTCGTGGCCCACGTCAACGCCGCCAACTTCCTGAAGTTCGCCCGCCAGATCGCCAAGGGCGGCAACGACGTGATCTTCGCCTTCGACGACTACGTCACGGGAGCCCTCGAGGAAAGCCAGCGAGATGACTTCCACAAGATGTTGGATGAGAAGGACATCCAACTGTTCACCCTGACCGCGTTGGGGACGTGGATCGTCGAGCAGGCAACCGGAAACCCTACGGACGTTGCCTCACCCTCGCCGCCAGTGCGGTCGAAGCCTACGGGCAAGCCGAGGCGCGTTTCGCTCGATCCGGTATCGACCCACAAGGGTTCACTCTCCGTCGTTGGTTAGTGGTGTACGAGGCGCTTCTTCGCGAGCGCATGGCCCCTGAGCAGGAAGACGAGTTCGACGAACTGCTCGACGAGGCATCAGGGATCGAACACGTCTACACCTTGGTCGAGAAGCGCGACTTGCTACTCGGTTGGGGTGGTGAAGCTGTGGTGACTGACTGATGGCCGGCCCCGGAAGTGTCATCGGTGAAGCCTGGGTAGCAGTACGCCCAGAGACGACTGGCTTCGAGTCTGCTTTGACTGGCGGACTTCAAGGTCCAATGGCCAAGGCCGAGGGAATGTTCGGCAGTCTTGGCAAGGCTGGAGCCGTTGCCGGGACTGCCATTGTGGTCGCCGGGGTCGCGGTTGGCGCGACGGCGGTCAAGATGGCCGCGGACTTCCAGAAGGTCACCACCACGATCGTCACGGGCGCTGGAGAGTCGGTCAAGAACATCGGCATGATCCGCGACGGGATCCTTTCCCTGGCTGGTCAGGTCGGACAGACGCCGGTCGACCTCGCCAACGGCATCTACATGATCGAGTCAGCGGGCTATCACGGCGCCGCCGCGCTCGACATCCTCAAGTTCGCCGCTGAGGGAGCCAAGGTCGGCAACGCGGACCTGGCCGTGGTGGCCGATGGTGTCACCACCGCCCTCAAGGCATACAACCTCCCGGCCACCCAAGCGGCTCAGGTCACCAACACCCTGATCACCGCCGTGTCCCTCGGCAAGACCCATATGCAGGACTTGGCTGGCGCCTTGGGTGCGATCCTCCCAGTTGCCTCGGCGCTCCACGTCCCGCTCGACCAGATCGCGGGCGGCATGGCCACCATGACCGTACAGGGCACGGGCGCGGCGCAAGCGAGCACATCCCTGCGCTTTCTCCTCTCTGCCCTTGCTGGGCCGACATCAGCGGCAGCCAAGGAGTTGAAGGGGCTGGGTCTGAGCGCCAGCGCGGCGGCTGGGTTCACCAAGTCCACCACCACAGAGATCGAGAAGCTGGGTTTGCACACCTCTGACGTGGCCGCGGCGCTGGCGAGTGGAGGTGGTCTCCCTGCGGCGCTGAAGATGATCACTGACGCACTGGCCAAGACGTTCCCGCTCTGGCAGACCAATGCGGGACAGGCAGCGGCGTACGAGGCAGCCCTCAAGGGCGCAGTGGGCGGGACACGCGGCATGACCGCGGCCTTGGAGTTGAGTGGCCCGAACATGGTCACCTTTAGAGACAACATCGCCCAGATTGATGCCAAGGTGCAGAGCGCCGGCAACTCCATCTCTGGCTGGGCGCTCGTTCAGGGCACCATGACGGAGTCCATCGCCCGCGCCAAGGCTGGCCTCGACGCTTTCCTGATCCGGCTCGGCAACTTCTTCCTGCCGATGCTGACCACCCTCGTTGATTGGATCTCTTCCAGCGTCATCCCCGCGTTGGGGAAGTTCGGCGACTGGTTCACCCAGACGGGCGTGCCGGCGATCATCAGCTTCGGCACGGTGGTCGGCAACATCGCCAGCGTCGTCATCCCGCCGCTTGTGGCCGTGTTCGGCTTCTTCGCCAACAATCTGTGGCTCGTCGAAGGCGCTCTGGCAGCCGTGGTCACACGGATGGTGATTCTCAAAGCGGTGGCGCTCGAGCAGACCATCGTGGGCTGGGTCACCAGCCTCGGCACCTACGTCGGCGGTCTGACGGCCGCTGGTGCGGCGGCGCAGGCTGAGGCAGCCACAGCCGTGAGCGCCGCGGGTGAAGTCACCGTGGCGACCGACGCGATGGCAACGAGCGGTAAGGGCGCCTTCAGCCTGATGGGTCTGAGCGCATCCGGTCTCGTGCTCGGCATCACCGCTATCGGAGCCGCCGCCTTCCTGGTGGCCACCCATTGGACGGAGGTCACCGCGGCCTTCCAGTCCCCGAGCGATGCAGCCGCAAAGGCCGTCAAGCAGATCGACGACAGCATCAAGGCTCTTGATCAGACAGCGGTCAACAGCGCCGTCAAGGGTCTGGCCACTGACACCACGGGATTCACGAACGCGCTGAAGGCCAGCAGCCAGACCATCAGCACGAGCTTCGCTCCGGCGCTGGCCACGATGCAGGCCAACATCTTCGCTGCCAACACTGCCATCGCCACCAACAACGCCAAATCGGCCAGCAGCTTCACCACCATCAGCTCTGCGATCACTGGGGTGAATCAGGTCAGCTCGAAATACAGCACGGAACAGAAGGCCGTCTTCGCCTCGGTCAACGCCGCGATGGCTGAAGTTGTCAAGCAGAACGCCGCCGCGTCGAAGAGCATGAACGACCTGACCAGCAACTTCAGCACGCTGGCGCCGACCGTGCAGGCGACGATCAACACTCTGATCGGCTACGACAAGACCGGCCACGACGCCACCCTGGCGTACCAAGCCCTCAAGGGCGTGCAGGATCAGGGTCTGCCCACATGGACGTCCACCGGGAAGATCACCGACGTGATCACCTCGTCAACGGACCAGTACCGCAACAAGCTGATCGAACTCGCCGGCCAGGTTGGCGCCATGCAGCCCGTGTACAAAGGACTGCTCGCCGCTTACGACGCATCGGGGGGCGGTCTCGCCCGCCAAGTCGCTGGCATCACTGGCGCGATGCCGTACTACCAGACGCTCATCCAGTCATACACCGATCAGGCGACAGCCAACGGCCTCACCGGCAAGGCCGCGCTGGCGTGGGCGACCCAGCAGGCGAACGCCATCGACCCAGCGGGGGCGAACTCCGCTGGCATCATGGGCAAACTCGCTGCGTCGATGGGGCTCACCGGCTCGGGTGCTGGCGCTGCGATTCAAGCCCTGGTCGCACAGAACCCCTCTCTGTTGTCGGCCTTCCTCCAGCAGCAGGCTGATGCCCAAACCACTGCGTACTGGTTGGGCACGCTGAAGACGGCGTGGGACAAGTTGACCGCAGCGGAGCAGGCAGCCATGACCGCGGCCCAGCTTGCCAGGAACGCCGCAGCCCTCGTACCCGGCCAGACCCACGGCATCCTTGCCGAAGGTGGCATCGTCAACGCCCCAACGTCTGGTGAACCGTGGACGCTGCACGGCGTCGAGGCTGTCGTGCCCCGCGGCAAGGCCACCCCATGGCTCTGGCAGGCGATGCAGGACGCCATCAAGGGGAAGGCCCCCGGCCTGCCGCCGCAGGGCTCACAGATCGCCGGTCTGATGAGTGGCGCGTCTGGTGGCAGTTCGGTGCCCGTCGGCGTTGGTGGCCCGGTTTCTCTGACGTTGCACCTCTACAACAACTCTGGATCACCGGCTGAGACACAGGCGATGATCCGTCGCGAGTTCTCCACCCTGGTCACACAGCTCCGCTCAAGGAGACAGTAGATGGCCACCTCTTGGACGTTCACCTTCATCGGCAGCCAGGGCTCTCTTGTCGTCCCCGGTGGAGTCACTCAGCTTCAGATTGAGTTGTGGGGGGCTGGTGGTCAACGAGCAGGCGGTGTCGCGGGTGATCCCGGCAAGGGCGGTTACCTCAAAGCGACGATCCCGACCACTCCCGGGGAGACGCTGTACATCAATGTCGGCGGGAGCACAACCGGCTGGAACGGTGGTGGCAACCCCTCCACAGGCGGTCCGTCAGGCGGTGGAATGTCAGACGTTCGCCAGGGTGGCACCGGGACAGGCAATATCGTGGTCGTCGCTGGTGGTGGTGGCGGCCCAGATGGCAACTCTAACCACGACGGCGGTGCGGGTGGTAATCCCGGCCTCGATGGTGAGGGCGGCCAGAAGGGCCACGGCGCGACGCAGTCGTCTGGTGGGTCTGCAACCAGCCCGTCAACCGGCGGCTCTGCCTTCCAAGGTGGCAACGGCATCGGCGGCGGTGGTGGTGGTGGGTACTACGGTGGAGGCGGTGGTGGTGGAGGCGGAGGCGGCGGCGGCGGTGGTGGATCGTCGTGGGCTGGCGCCACCGCCTTCAACGTCATCTACGCGACCGGCAGCCAGAGCGGCAATGGCGCAGTCAAGATCACCGTCCCGGCACCACCGAGCCCGACACTGCAAACCCCGAACTCCGGCTCGAGCCTCAACGCAGCAGGCGCCGTTCCACTCGTCTGGCTCTACAACCAGAGTGCGGCCGGAACAACGCAGCTTAGTTACCAGTGCCGCCGCAAGATCGGAGCCGGCGCCTACAGCTACTTGACCGCTCCCAACAACTGGGCAAGCGCGACGCCCGTCAACAACACCAGTTCAGCAGGCACCATCTCCCCCACCGGCTGGGCGAACGGCAACACCTACAACTGGTCGATCGCCACCACCGACAGCAACGGCCTCGGTGCCTTCGCCAACGACTTCACGTTCGTCGCCTCCAGCGCCCCGAGTGTCAGCGTCACGGCACCGACTGGCGTGGCCACGACTGACCCGGTGGCTCATGGAACCTGGACGCCAACCACTCCGGCTGGCAGCCAGACGGCTTACAGGGCTGTGGTTTACAACGCCGCCCAGTACGGCGCTGGTGGGTTTGCTCCGGGTGTAGGGGCGAGTGCATGGGACAGCGGTGTGGTAGGTGCGAGTACCGCATCGGCGAACAGCGCAGTCCTCGTGAACGCCGTCTATCGCTACTACGTGCAGATCACCCAGACGGGTGGCCAGACATCGCCGTGGGCGTACTCGGCGTTCACGATCAACACCACTCCCCCGGCCACTCCCACGCTGGGCGCGGCCAGTGACCCCTCGACAGCCGAGACCACCCTAACGGTTTTCTCCACCGCCGCCCTTGTCGCGACGATCCAGTACAACGACGACGGAGTGACGTGGCTGCCCGTGAGGAACGGCACCTCGATCGTGGTGGGTGGCGGGAACTACGTCTCCATCTACGACAAGGAAGGTCCACCCCTCGCCATCCGCAACTACCGGGCGATGGTGCAGACGACGCTGCAGGTGCCGTCTGCATGGTCGACCACCGTGCCAGTGAGTAACCAGACGCCCGGCTTCTGGCTGAAGGACGTCACCGGCTCCCTCGGCTCGGTGAAGCTGAAGGTGCTCAAGGGCAGTCTCTCCAGCCACTATCCGAGACAGTTGACGGAGCATCAAGGGCTCGGCAACGCAGCCGCCTCAATCATCGAGGACGTGATGGGGTTGGAGGATGGCGGGGCCACGCTGATCACGCTAAGCGCTGCGGAGGACGCCGCACTGATGCCCCTGCTGCTCAGCCAGAAGACGCTGCTGTTCCAGACGGCAGACGGACGCCAGTGGTACGTCTATATCACGAGCGCAATCCCGACCGATATGCCGTACCTGGTACTGCCCGACATGTACAAAGCGCACTCCATTGTATGGAGGGGTCAGCAGATGCCATGACCCCAACGCTGTCGGTCTCGTTCCCGCTTTCGCGCCTTGCTGGGGTGGTCATAAGGAAGGCTCGCGTACCACACTCGCCACTTCTCTCGCCGGCATATTCGGCACCAGCGTCCACCACGAGGAGTGTAGGACGTGTTCTCCGTGGTGAACTCGTGCCCGTTGAGGCAGTGCGTCTTGCGGGCATTCAATCCTGCAAAGGTGATCGGGCTTCGCAGCGTGTTCTCTCGCGACGTCACGGGCTCAAGGTGCGCCGGGTTGACGCACGCCGTCACACGACACAAGTGGTCAAGTTCCAAGCCATCAGGAATCGGCCCGACGAGCAGTTCGTAGGCAACACGGTGAGCCCACACCCCCACGCCACCCCGCAGAAGCCTCCCGTGCCCGGCATGCTGCGGTGCTCCCAGCCAGATCCAACAGGAGCCCTCGAACTTCTGAACGCGAGCCCAAAAGCGGACTTCAAACGTGCGTCCCCACGCAGCCTTGATAGGCCACGGGTTAGACTCGGATCGGGTGCTGGCAGGGATCATCTGCTGGCACCTATTTTACACCAACCGGTGGTGTGAGATGCCTGGCACCGGAACGACCTCGATCTCGGCCAGCTATATCGCGGCCCTGAACAAGCTCGCCGCGGGCAAGGACCGTCTGATAACAGCCTCCCGCGCTGAGGTCTGGTCGGGCGAAACCAAGCTGGCCACCCTGACGATCGAAGCCTCCAGCACGGTCACGGTCGATAGGTCAAACCTCAGCCGCACGACGTGCTCCCTCGTACTGACGGACCCCTTCGCTGGGACGGACCAGGCCATCGTGCCGGAGACCGCCGGAGACCTTCTCTACCCAGTCGGGAACGAGCTGGTCGTCTACAACGGGATCACCTACCCCGACGGTACGCAAGAGTTGATCCAGCTTGGGGTCTTCGGGCTCATTGATGCAGACTTTGACGACGGTGCCAACGACCTGGTCATCACCCTGATCGGATCAGACCGCAGCGTGGCCTGCCAGCACGCCGGGTTCACCTCTGCGTACACCATCCCGCCAGGGACGAACGTCGGCGTTGCCATCCAGACGCTGCTCGCCTCCCTCCAGACCGGCCTCGCCATCTCCTACGCCTTCACGCCGACAGATTCGGTCACCCCGACGACGCCGATCGTCTACCTCCCTGGTGATGACCCCTTCGCGAAAGCCAACGACCTGGCCACCTCGATCGGCAACGAACTGTTCTTCGCTCCGACCGGGGTCTGCACGATGATCCCAGTCCCCGACCCGACGCAGGCTGGGGTGAGTTGGGATTATGTCGAGGGTGCCAACCTCGCCAAGCACATCAAGCGGCACGTCAGTCGAACCAACGCGCCGAACTACATCATCTGCGTTGGGTCAGGGCCAGGGATCGCGGTTCCCTTCCAGGCGGTCGCGCAGGACACCAACCCGCTCTCGGCCACATGGGTCGGCGGGAAGTACGGCCAGCAGGTTGCGCCACCGAAGACGTCCGGGTTGTACGCCACTCAGGCCGAGGCGCAGGCGGACGCCGACGCTCAACTGCTGCTCGCCCTCGGGACGATCGAATCTGTCGAGATACAAGCCATGCCGAAGCCGGACACCCAGCCCGACGACGTGGTCTCTGTGACCCGCGCCCGTAGTGGGCTGACCGCTGTGAACTACGTCATCGACTCCTTCACTCTCGGGTTCGGCAACGCTGGCGTACTCGATTTCGTGGCTCGTCAGGTGCCGAGTTGAGCCAGCTTCCCCCTCCAGTCTCCGTACCGCAACCAGCCGGCATGACGGCGGCCGACGTCGCCAACGCGATCACAAGCACCGCGTCGCCGGCTACGGGCCTCGCTGCCATCGCCCAACCCGTCGGAACCTTCGACGGCGTTGTCCTCTCCCTGCAACCAGGGCTGCCCTTCAACACGGTCACCGTCAGCGCAGTCGGCGATCCGACTCCGATCCCAGGGGTGCGCTACGCCTCCAGTTACAGCCCCGCTGTCGGCGACACGGTGACATTCATGCATGTCGGCAACATGATCACTATTCTCTTTGCGCCTTCTGGTGGCACGGGATCGAGCGGTGGCGGGGTTGACATCGGAGACTGCATCTGGACGCCTGTCCAGAAGACCTCGAACCCGAACTGGCTGCTGTGCGACACACGCGCGGTCGACCCGGTCCTCTACCCAGCCCTCCACGCCATCAACGCGAACACCCCAGACCTAATGCACTACCTCCCAGCCGGCACGGGGCTCGTCACCGCGGGAACCACGGCAGGAGCCGCAACTCATACGATGGCTGCCGGCGATCTGGTGGCGCACACCCATACCGGAGCAGCGCATGCCCACAGTCACAGCCACGCTGGGCCGTCCCACAACCACGGCTACGACCAGCAGGTGGTAGGCGGTGGCTATGGCGCTGGAGCGTACACCGCTGCCTACACCTCGTCGCACGTTGGGACGGACTCGGCGGGAACCGGGGCGACGAGCACAGACGCCACCACCACCACTCCTGGCGCTGGCGGTTCAACCGGCTCCGGGACGGCCTTCAGCATCCTCAACCCGGTCCGGGGCGGCTACTGGTATCAGCGGGCGCTCTAGGGCAGCAAGGTGCAGGAGCTAATCTCAGGCTAGGGCAACCCCTCGCTGACCGCACCCTGAGGAGGTGAGTGGCGAGACGGATCGCGATGTGTCTGGCTGGACGACTGACACCGTCCACTCTGAACTTCTCCGGCTTATGGGGGAGGCCGACCGCCGCGTCACTGGCGAAATCGCCGCCATCAATGCCGCCATGGTGGCGGCTGACAAGCGCTATGAGCAGCGGTTCATCGCCCAGCAAGAGGCGCTGGTCGCCGCCCAGAGCGCCGCCAAGGAGGCTGTTGCCGCCGCGCTGCTGGCTGCCGACCGCGCCGTGTCCAAGGCGGACCTTGCCAACGAGAAGCGCTTCGATTCCGTCAACAAGTTCCGCGCTACGCTGGCTGACCAGGCCTCCCAGCTGATGCCACGCATTGAGGCCGAGGCGCGCATCTCCAATCTCGCCGAGAAGCTGGACGTCATGGGGACGCGGCTTGACAGGGGTGAGGGTAACGCCAGCGGGCGCACAACGACGGCGCTCGCCAACCGCGAGAACATCCAGTGGGTGATCGGGCTCGTTGTTCTGGTGGTGATCGGGGTGCTTGGCTTCCTTGTCGCCCATTACCGCTAGAGGGCAACCAGTCTGCTGGGGAACCATTGCAGCAATGCACTTCAACCACCCAAGCGATCGCGACTCCCTGTCCGACGCCTTCGAAGAGCTTAAGGAGCTATTTGTGAGCACAATTTCCGATCTCGGAGCCGCAGTCGCGGCCAACACCCAAGCCGTCTCGGACCTGCAGACGCATCTCGCCAACGCCGGCACCACGCTCGACGCCGCCGATCAGGCCGTTGTGGACGGTGTGGTTACGGGACTCGAGGCCAACACGGCTGCCCTTCAGGCTATCGTCAACCCCGTCGTGGCGCAGCCCCCGCCCGTCGGCTAGAGCCTATGACCGACTGCATCCTGCTGCTCAGGTCCAATTACCAGGGATACCCGCAGCCTGGTGGCCCGACCGCGCACTTCGTACGAGTCGGAGCCGCCACGATGCACACCGTAAACCAGATGACCTCTGGCGGCCGCTGGCCGGGATCTGACTGCGCCGTGGCCGACATGCAGAGCGTTCTGCTCGACCGTGGCCTCCACGTCCCCGTCCTCTCGCTGGAGGCATACGCCAACACCAGCCAGTACGGGACAACCTGTGAGGGGATCGTCTACGCCCTCGCCAAGTACAAGGTGGCGTCCCACATCGTCCAAGGCAACCCGCAGCCCGACTGGGTGATGAATCCTGCGTGGGGTGGGCTGCTGGCGCCGAGCCAGTTCCAAGCGTATCTCGCCGCCTCTCTCCGCGTCTACGTCCAGATCGACGACGTGGCACCGGTTGGCACCACGATCCCAGTGGTAGGGCAACCGGAAGCAGCGATCAGCCTTGAAGCTGTGAATCCGAGAGACGTCTTCTGGAGAGGCGGCGCGCACACCTTCAAGATCGTGGCGAACGGCAACCTTCAACACCACTGGTTCGGCCCTACAGCGTGGAATGGCCCGGAGATCCTGGCGACTGGCCTAGTCAGCGGGCAGCACATCGAAGCCAACGTGGCCGCCGATGGCAGCTCGCTCTCCGTGAGCGTCAACCGTCCGGACGGACGCACCGCCCGCTTCACCCAGTTCCAGCCGCAGCCTGCCGGCCAGCCATCGTGGAGAGAGGACGAGATCACTTGATCGAAATCCTTGTGATCGTGCTGGTCGTCGTGCTTGTGCTCGTCCTCGTCAACCGCATCTAGGAGAACCCGTGAACCTCTTTACTCAGGAACCCGCGCTCATCTCGGGCGCCCTCGTTGCCGTCATAGCTCTCGCCACCAGCTTCGGATTGCACTGGTCCGTTGATCAGGTCGGAGCCGTCACGGCAGCCTTCGGCGCTGTCCTTGCGCTGTTCGTCCGCTCCCAAGTCACCCCCACAGCCGCAGCCGTTCCGCCGACCCCCCCGCAGGTGCTCACTCCTCCGAAGGTCTGAGTGTCTCCCTTCGCACTGGTGGTGCTGCTTCCCTTGGTTCTCTACGCCGCCAGAGTTCTCGCTAGGCCAGAGGAATGACCTTCCCCGCCCCGCCACCTGATCCCGGCAACCTCCCTGCCGTCCCTTACGGACAGGCCGCAGCGGATATGGCACAGGCTGCCGCGGATCACACCGTCGCAGTGGCTGACCACGCCGCAGTCAAGACGCCGGGGAACGTGGTCAACAACTTCACCACTACGGTCGGCTGGAAGTCCATCGCTGCGGTGGTGATCGCCGCCACGCTCGGCTTCTTCACGGGGCAGTTCGTCCACACCGGGGTTCCTGGCAGCTCTCCACAGAGCGCCAGCAGCCGCGATCCCTACGTCCAGCCGTTCACCTCGACGTCGATCTGGAACCAGCCCATCGGCTCTAGCGCCGTCTATGTGGCCAGCGGGATCAAGCCGCTCACGCAGAAGGCGGTCACTACAGACCAGACCGTTCTCATTCAAGATCCCAGTGCGCCGTCGACCCCCGTTCTGCAGAACAAGGGGCAGCATTCCGACACATGCCTGGGTGCGGGGGCGCTAGGGTCCGACCCGATTCCGTCGGCTCTAGTGGTCCCCGCCTCGAACCACAACAACGGCTTCGCGGCCATCCAGAGCGACGGCCAGACCATCGACGAGGGCGGAGCGTTCGCTCGCTGCGTGGCGGGTGGGACGGCAACTGCTGGTCATCTAGCCGCCTACGGCACCCTGTTCGGTGACGGGCTGACCGGTGGGGCGGGCGGCTCCAAACTGAGCACCCTCGGCGGTCTCCTGCGCCCTGGTGAGATCGCTCCCGGCAAGGTTGAGGTGCCCCACGCCCTGCGCGTCAACATCGACTGCCCGGTGGACTGCACGCCGTCCAGTCCCGGCTTCCGTTGGCCAGCAACAAAGAAGGATAGCTATGCCTATTCGCCCGGCGGAACCGTTGGTGCTCTATCTATGGGAGCCCTCCTCGCTGTACCTCCTGCCTTCAATTGCTCAACTCTCGGACTTGCTGGCGCAGAACTGTGTCGGACCCTCCAGGATTACGGCGGCTACGTCGCCAACGATTCCGCCCAGAGCGTCTTTGCTCTAAACACAGAGCAGGGAGACGCCAACACTGCGGCGCAGTTCCAGAGCGATTGGGGTTTCCCGCTGGCAACGGCTGGCGCCACAGGGGCTGGCTGGGCGAACGATGTTCAGACGATCGTCAGAAGTCTGGCGGTGGTCGACAACAACGGACCGAACAATATCGGGGGCGGAGGGACGCCACGGCAGCCTCTCGCTGCACCGTTGGCAACCTCGTGCCTGACAGCGGCGAGGCTGACGGCCTTCACCTCGACGCCTATGGACCCCGACGCCGATGGCGATTCGGACTTCACTGAGGCACCCGACGCGACGGCATCGCCAAGCGCCACTCCTTCCCCGACCGCTTCCGCCAGTATGTCTCCCAGTCCCACTTCGTCGCCTTCTGCCAGCGCGTCGGCCAGTCCTTGTCCGACACCGACCGCCTCCAGTCCAACTCCCACCCCTTCAAGCACGGGGACACCTGGGCCAACTCCCACTCCGACGTCAACGGTGCCGCCGACCCCGACTCCAACTCTGGCATCAGGCACTCCCCATGTCATGGTGATCATAGAAGAGAACAAGGGCGCGGCTGCGACGCTGGGAACCTGTAGTGCAGATCCCTACGCCTGCTCTCTCGCTGCCAAGTATGCCTCGTTCTCGAACAGTCATGGAATCACCCACCCATCGGAGCCAAACTACGTCGCCTTCGAGAGCGGTGGCATCCAAGGTTGCACCACGGACAGCTCCTGCGCGGCCAACTCCGTCTCGGCCACCGACCTCGGAGGCCAACTCACCGCAGCCGGCATGCCGTGGGTGAGCTGGATGGAGTCCATGCCCTCTCCATGCTACACGGGGGGCAGCTCTGGGCTCTACGTCCTCAAGCACTCCTTCGGCGGATTCTTCAAGGACAACTACGGCGGTGCCTGCAACATCCAGCCGTATCCAGGCAGCAGCGCCGCAATCTCCACGCTCAACGGCGCCAATGCCCCCGACTTCGTGTGGATCAGTCCCAACCTCAACAACGACGCCCACAACGGCACGGTCCAGCAGATGGACGCGTGGCTGTCTGCCAACCTCGCACCCATCCTCGCGAGCAACTGGTTCACCGGGTTCCCCTCGACAGTTGTCTGGACCATGGATGAGGGCGACGCCGGCAGCACCAATCTGATCCCGACCGTTGTGATCTCGAACAACGGCCTCGGCAAGGGCCACATCACCACCTCGGTCAACCACTACTCGGTGCTCCGGGCGATCGAACTCGCGTACGGCCTACCGCTGCTTGGAGGAGCTGCCACCGCCAGCGACATGACGGGTGTTTTCGGGTGATGGGCGTGACGGCGTCCTCGACGCAGGTTCTCCCTATGCGTCACAGCCTCGAGATGGGCCGGATTGCAGCACCGACGGTGATGGCACGACTGTCCACCCTCGCAAGTCTGGTCGGTGTTGTGGCAGGTATGATCGATATCCAGCCACCACGGAATCGGCCCGACGAACAGCTCGTAGGCGTAGCGGTGAGCCGGAACCAGGCGGTTGTTGCCCACGTTGAAGTAGGCATACCCGCGACTGGTGGACCCACCCCTCAACCAGCAGCCATTGCCGACCGTCAGGCTCAGCAGAAAGCGGTGGTCCGTGCTATGCCGCAGTCGGTACGGAGCACGCTTGCCAGTAGACTTAGTCATGTCGATCCTCCTTCACAGGGTCGGCAGGGGGTCCGGCGTTCACAGCGCCGCGACCCCTCTATTTTACTGCGTTTCGCCTTTGCGCCTAACGGCTTTGCCGCGTGACATGGGATGGACGTCCTGGAAGCCACAGCAGCCGCTCTGCCAAGCCTGCCGCACCCACCACTGGCAGTCCATGTCCTGCTCATGGAAGACGGACGGGCACCCTAACCTCGTGCCCTCCAACCTCACCACGCTCTGCGTTCTGTGCCACGTATGGCACGTTCCTGGCACCTCTTGCAGCCCGCCTCCGATCCCAGCCACGACCGACGAACAGAAGGCCGACTGGGAAGCTGATTTCGCGGAGAAGCTGTACGAGGCCACTCGTCACAAGGGGAAACCGTGAATGTAGCAAACCATCGGCGGCATCTCGAGAAAGCCGAGAACGCTCTGGCCTACACCGAGAAACACCTGACGCTGACCAATGAGGCCAACGCCGCGCTCCACCTGTCGGACAAGGTGTTCTACAGCCCACTCACCAGCGCCGTCCACGACGCCCTCGATGGCGTCAGGCTCGCACTCAGAGAGATGGACGATGCGGATGGCGGCGATACATGACCAAGCCAGTAAGCCCAGAGGAGTTCTTCGCCGCGGAAGTGCCGCGAGCCAAGTGCTTCCTCTGCCGGCTGTCGATCCGCGAGGAGATGGAGCGAGCCCGTCTTGCGGGAGTGAGCCTCTCGTCTCTCGCCCGCTGGGTAGCCGCTGTCCACCCTGATGTGCGTCTAGGGCAGTCCGCGATCTCGCGGCACTTCTCAGAGCGCCACCATGAACGAAACACCTCCGTCTCCTGAGGAGTTCGTCGAGGACGAGGAACAGAAGGACACAATCAGGAGGCTCACCCGACAACTCGCCAAGGCGAAGTCGAAGACTGAGGACTTGGTTGACGCCGTCTACCGAGGCACGCGGGACTCGTGGATCGTCGAGAAGGCGATAGCCACTCCCCGCCCTGAGCGGCTCGACAAGCGCCGCAACAAGGCGGCAGAGGTGGCGCTGTGGCACATGACCGACTGGCAGGGAGCGAAGCTGACCACCAGCTACAACAGCGAGATCATGATCGAGCGGGTGCACCGCTTCGTCGACAAGGCCCAACAGATCACGGAGATCCAACGCACCGACCACCCTGTCCGCGCCGCCGTCCTCCTCTTTGGGGGTGACGTCGTGGAGGGCCTCTGGAATTTCAGCACCCAACCCTTCGAGATTGACGCCACCATCTTTCGCCAGTGGACGACCGTGTCGCGGCTGCTCACGGACGTGGTGCGCCGGGCCTTGGGCATCTACGAGCAGGTCACCGTTGTAGCCGAGTGGGGGAACCACGGACGCATGGGTTCCAAGCGTGATGCCGTGCCACGCAGCGACAACATCGACCGCATGTGCTACGAGGTAGCGCGGATGGCGCTCGCCCACGAGACGCGACTCCACTGGGAGGACTGTCCCGAGGACATCCAGCGCGTCGAGATCGGCAACTATCGGGCGCTCTCCATCCACGGCGACGAGGTCGGGCGCTCCGGGTTCGCCTCGGCGCCCACGATGATCCAGCACGTCAACCGCTGGCGTTCAGGTGCGTACCCGTGGGCCTTCACAGACTGCTACATCGGCCACTACCACCGCCACGCGGAGGAGCCCCTGGCCGACGGTATCGGTGCCGTCTACTGGACGGGCAGCACCGAGAGCGACAACCGCTATGCCGGGGTCACGATGGCCGCGTCAGCCACGCCCACCCAGCGACTTCACTTCATCAATCCCGAGGCGGGCCACGTAACCAGCCAGCACAAGATCCGGCTGGCCTAGAGCGGGCCGGCGCGCATGGGCTGGGTAGGCTCGTTCGCGCCCCGCCTTGGCCCGCGCTGTATCAATCTGCCCCTGACGACGGGCGCCCATCAGTGGGTAAACGCAGTCCATCAGCCAGAAGGCGTCCTCGATTGCTCCAGCCGCCCACTGCCAGCAGAACTTGCGGCCGTTCCTGACGCCCACGTCACAGATGTGACCGACCCCCGTGACGGCCTCGAGCCTCTCCAACACGTCCAGGTCGGTTGACTGCATCGACACGCGGGGTCTGCTCTGGCCGTGAGTTGTGACGACCATGAAGGAGCCTTCGCCCTCAAGCAGGCCGGCGACCCAGCCCAACTGAGCAGGCGTCATCTCCTGTCCAGTGAAAGGTCGACATCTAGCGGTCATGGTTCGTTGATCCAGAGAAGGGGAAGGTCACGGCGTCGTACGCCGTTCAACTGCTCGGCTAGAGCGAGCGTCAATGACGTCTTGGCGCAAGGCGATCCGCTCGAACTGGCGTAGGCGGGTGACCTCGGCGAGAAGTTTGGCGTTCTCGGCGGTGGCATCCGTCAGTTCATCGCGCAAGAGTTCGCGGGTGTACTCCAGCATCGCAATCCACTGCTGCGCCTCGTAAATGGTTTCTGGCTCCTCCCGGCTCATTCCCCCATTCTCCCACGCAGCAAACTAGGGACGGAGCATTCGGGGCGGTGGGGTTCCTTGCCGTCCCTGGCGTCGTTCCAACACTCGCCGCACTGGTCGGTGCCGTACCCAGCCGTTGCCCCGTACTCCTCGATCCACGCACGAAGCCGGAGCACTTCCGCCGTTAGATCGCTGACCTGATCGCTCATTCCCCCATTCTCCTAATGAGCCGAGGAACGGAGCAGTCGGGGGCGTGTTCGAGGGGCGTCGCGGAGTCCTCCTCCTGCATAACGAAGCACCCTTGGCACTGGACGCACTCGACCCACGGCCCCACGTCCGCCAATTGGTGGGCTTCGATCCACTGCCGACGGGCTTCAGAGAGGGCACGGGCGTCGAGAAGGTCTCTGGCCATCTTGTGCGTCTTGATCGGACAACCGGCGTCTCCCGTCCGACATTTGCTGATCGCCGCACGAACGTCCTCATCGCTCACCCTCTCTTTCCGGAGAGCCTCAAGGTAGCGGCTCGTCTCCGTCTCCATCAGATCGCGAGCCACTCTCGCCCTGGTCGTGGGCTCCTCGCTCATTCCCCCATCCTCCCACGCAGCAAACTGAGGAACGGAGCAGCCGGGAAGGTGGCAGAAGGTGCGTACCGTGGCGTCGGAAGATACGGTACCCACGCACTCGGGGCAGTAGTTGCTCTTGACTGCGTGCTCCGTGATCCACGCACGACGACGGAGCACGTCCTCCGTCAGATCGCTCACCTGATCGCTCATTCCCCAATCCTCCCGTGCGAACTGACGTAGGTGCCGGGTGGGTAGTAGATCACTCCCCCGGTCACAATGGCCCGTGACGGCAGCCGCCCGATAGACTGCACTGCTCGCCGAATCGCCGCCGTGTCATCAGCCACTCCGTCACCGACCGCTCCGTAGTCCTTGACGTTCACCCAAAAGGGGCGTGGCCACGGACGGCGCAGAACCAACACGACTGCCGCGACGCCCAGCGCGATCCGAAGTATCCGCTTCATTCCGCCATCCTACCCCTCAGCACATCCTCACAGGCTCGAGCGCCTCCTTCGGGTGAGCGTCCCTCCAGCAGCGAGATGGGGAGGGTCTCCGCTGCACAGAGGCGCACAAGGCCCACCCATTGGAGCCTGGACCGCAAGTCGGGGTTCAAGCCTCGGTCGATCGACTGGTGGTCCGCCTTGCACAGTCCCATCGTCAGCGAGGGCGAGCTGCACCACGGCTCTCCGATGATGTGCCGGCGGCCGAATAGGTGCGCCCACTCAGTCGGAGCCTCATGGCATTCCTCGGCCTCGCACTTGGCCCCTGCCCTACGCATCACTGCCAGACGACTGCGTGCGTGGTGATCGGCCCACCTCTCCTTTACTGGCCCGCGTGCAGGGAGACGACGGGGAAGGCTGGTCATGGCTCTCGTTTGGGACACGGTCCCTCGGGTTGATGGCGGGCCGGGTGACCGAGAACTTCGGGACCGTGACCCGGCATCTGCTCGCCATCCCAGCTAGCCTGCGACGATCCCCTGATCCCGCACCAGCAGCACTGCACGGGATAGATCGGCGGGTTCATGTCTAGCACCACCCCCGCGACCCCGTGCCAACAGTGATCGGTGTTGCTCATGTTGCTCCCGGCTTCCCGGTAGAGAGGGCATCAAGGGCGAGGATCAGGTCGCGATGGGCGATGCTGGCCAACGTAACCGCCTCTTCGTCGCCACCGAAGTACGTGCGGTAGTACACGGTCGCAGCCCTCGCCGCCTCCACCACTACCCTCAGGCGCTCGATCTCGGAGCGGGCATCGAGGAGGAGGTCGGCGCTTCTTTGGAGGATCGCAGCCGCGACCGGGTTGTGCAGCAACTCGTACTCGACGGCTCTGCGGTTCTCGGGGGTCAGCGCAAGGCTCGACACAATCTCATCACTCACCCGTCGTCCTTCCCCGGACCGACCAATGCCGTCGAGCGCTTGGTCTGGCGTAACGATCTTCCGCCCTTCCTCGCTCATCGTCGCTTCTTCCCACAGCGCAGACACACGGACTCCAGTACCCACATCGGGGCGATCCACGGGTGGCTCTTGAGTTGGTACTGATGGAGTGCGTACTTGTGCCAGCAGAGGCGGGGGAGTTTCATTCGGTGACCTTCCCGGTCGTCTCGCAAAAGAAGGTGCGCTCCCCGCGTTCTACACGGATACCGGGGATGACGTCTGGTTGAGGGAAGTGGTGCTTCACGGTGGGAATGTCCACGCGCAAGGTCTGACGCACGCAGTCCATGCCGTCGCGGTTCTTCATCAGCCACTGCATCGCTGCGTCCTCGTCCTCCACTACCACCCGCTCCCTCCCCTCTCGGAACCCCGCCCTGCCGGCCACCAGCTCGACGCTCTTGCGCTTCAACGGATCAGCAGCGGTGATCACGTCGATGTACGGGCGCATCTCCAACTTCAGCCGCTCCACCTCTCGTACGTGCTTGCCGGACTCCTGGAGGAACCACTGCTCGATTTCGCCGATCTGATCCTTGTAGTCAGCGGTGAGGCGGTCGATGGCTGCGAGGTGCTCTCGGAGCTTCCTCATCCGGTACTGGGCTTCGTGACGTGCTTGGATGGGATCGAGGATGCTCTCGGGTGCTTCCACGTTCATAGCCGGAACTCCGGGTGTCGGATAAAAACACCCTTGACGAGGCTTCCGAAGAAGATCACGAGGGCGTAGAGGGTGAGGGTGAACTTCGCCCACTCCAGATCGCCCCAAGGATCGCTAAAGGCCGACCACGCCAAGAACGGGACCATGGCCGCGGCGAAGAGGTAGTACCTCAAGACATCACCGAACTGCCGTCGTCGTACAGTTCGATCGGCACTCGGTCAGCCTCTGCACTCACCGCTGCACCGACACCGGACAAGGCGCGATGCAGGCCCGGTTCGATCAGCGGGTGGTGAAGGGCAACCCCGGCAGGGGTTACCCCGTCGCAGTCGTTGCGATCGGGCCAGAACACCGCCGGGTAACCCTTCTTGTTCTTCATGTCATCGGCAGCGCACAACGCACACGGCACCTTGCCTCTGCCACCAGACGGCGTTGTGCCGCTCTGTGCGGCCTGTGGTGAGGATGTGGGGGCGAACGTGCGGCGAACCACATCACCGACCGTGTTGCCCCCCTGAGCGGTCTCACCCTTGGCCTCGTCCGCTTCCTCGGCGATATGGAAGAGAGCCTTGTAATAGCCCTTGCGGTTGAACGAGGCGGCGGCTGCCGGGTTGGTGCCGATCTCGATCCACGGATCCTCGAAACTCTCCCCGCTGGCCGCGTCGATGACCTTGACGAGCATGGAGCCGAGCCACATCCGCATCTCGCCCTCCTTGGTGGCCTGCTGGTAACTCTCCAGCGACACCATCGACCAGCGGGTGACGATGCCGTACTCGGCGCAGAGCTTGCCGACCTCAGCCTCAACGTCACCGATGGAGAACGCCGGCTTCCCCTGCTGCGTCTGCCCGGTGGGCTTGACGTGGATCTTCCCGGTGATCTCGCAGATCTTGTCGTGGAGGCTGAGCGGTGGGGAGGAGACGGCTGCACCATCGTTCCCCCCCACCGCGTTGGCGACCTCCTTCGTTGCGTGCGTTGTCATGCTGCCTTCTCCACCTTGGCGGGTGGCCCGTACTGCTCTCGCAGCGTGTTCGCCCCGCGTTGCTTGACGAGACAGGCGTAGGTGTGGTTGATGAGCGCCTCGTGCCTCGCCTTCTTCTCCGCGAACCGTGGACATTGGCAAGTCATATCCCACCTCCATGAACAGGAGCCACTGCCCCGGCAAGCACGATGAGCGCCAGCACCACCAGCGCAATCAGGACGGTGTTCACCAAACGGACGGTGCTATCAAGGGCTGCGAGGTACTGGTCGATGTCGTCGTAGTCCTTCACAGCAGCACCGTCCTGGCGCAGTCACGGCAGACCCAACGATCCGTCTCGGGGTCCAGGATGTCCGCCGTCTGCCGCGCCCCACACTCCTCGCAATCGTGCCAGGGGTTCGGCTCGCGGGCGTCGTCCACCCAGTCATCTCGGTCGCTCATCAGATGGCCGCCTGCTCGACGGGAAGGTCGGCGTGGTAGGCGCAGAGAAGGCCCGGAGCCTCGGCATCACTGACGCATTGCGAGCACATCGGGGGCTGGCCGGCCAGCGTCAACAGCTCGTCGTTCAGGAACGTGCAGATCCCGGTCGCCACTCCTTCCTGACCGACCCTGGTGTAGGCACTCGCTCGCATCGCCGCCTGCGCCAACTCGAGAAGGTCGCCTCGCTTAATGGCGAGCAAATCCGAGGGGTCGCGCACAGGGATGCCGAAGCTCGTAAACTCAGTCACGTCGATCCTCCAACTCAGGATTGGCCACGGGGAGGGCGGTTCGCGCCGCGCCTCCCTTCTCCATGCGATGATACAGCGGCGGCTGGTACTTGTCAAGTTGAATGACTAGGCGTACACTGCGGGGGTGGCGAAGCCGATCCGTCCATTTCGGCAGGCGCGTGGCTTGACTCAGAGCGAAGTCGCACGCCTCCTCAATGTCAGCGAAGCGACGGCCGCGCGGTGGGACAGGGGCGAAGTGACTCCCCGCGGCAAAGCTAAGAAGAAACTGGCGCGCCTGCTCGGGGTGGATGTGGCGGAACTCGATCCGTAGCCCGTTCATCGCAAGTACCCGTGGGCTTCGAGGATCTGCAACATCTCGCTGTACTCGGACAGCGACGTGATGACGTAGGCATCACCAGCGGGCTTCTGCCGCCGCTTGAACACGACCGCATGCCAGCGTGCTTTGGCGTTCTTCTGCTCCTTCTCCGCCTCAGCCACAGCCGCGCCCATCTGCATCACTCCGGTGGCCTTGCACTCCAGCACCACCCCAGGCAGCCCAGCGATGTCCCCAGCGTCGAGCGTTCCCCGGAGCGCCCTTCGCTCGCAGTTCTCCCACCCGTCGCCTTGCAGGAACGCCACGACGGCGGACTCCCAGGCGGTGCCCTTCCGCTTATTCACGCTCATGCGCGCTTCTCCAGATACTCATGGAGGGCATGACGGATGAAGGCGCTGATCGTCCAGCCCACGGGACGGAACGCTCGCGCCTGTTCCCATGTCTCGCGCCGCACCCTCGTCCTCGATGTCGGCACGCCCCGCACGTCGCAGACTGCACAGCGGTGCCTCACCTCGAGGACCTCCGCCGCCAGTCGGTGAACGCTTCCATCGCAATCCATCTCGCCTCACACAGAGAGCGGCGCAGGGATGTCTGGGCGACAGCTTCGAGGTAGCCTTCCGAGCTTCTGCGCTCCATCTGCCAGATCGTGTCGCGGCGGTTGTCGGCGAACTCCCACGCTTCCTCGCCCTCGCGGACGTACTCTCGCCATGCTTGGAGATCGGTCATGCGGCAGCCTTCATCGAGGCGAGCAACTGGGTGCCGATCCATTCGGTGTAGGCCGGGGGGATTGCTTGTGACAACTCCTCAGCGTCCATCCAATCAATCTCCATGCCAACTCGCCAGTCAGCGAAGGTGCCGCCGCCCCACTGAGCTTTCGCGCCTCGAGGGTTGCCGTAGACGCCCAGGGCCGGCTTGTTGTGGTGGCACGAGAACCCCGTCCACGGACCGATCGGTTCGGAGAACTCAAACCACCGGTGGCGGTAAAGTTGCCACCGCCCAGCCTCCAGTCCGAACATGGTTCCGCAGAGCATCACATCAGCACGCATAGGCGCTCCGGGCACATTTTCGATCACCCAAGGGACGCCGCTGGTCCGAATTAAGTGTCGTGTCGGCGTAAGCAGGTCCGTATGAAGTGTGCGGTCGAACATGCCCGACCTAATGAAGTGTTGACACGGCGGGGAGGCATGGATGGCGTCGAAACCAGCCAAGCCCTCGCGACTTCCGTGGGTCGCGCCGCTGATGTCGCACGCTTCCAAGACTTCGAGAGCCTCACCTAGCACGAACTCAAACGGGTAGTGAGGCTGTGGCTTGATGTCCACCCCCACCACCTCGAAGCCGGCCCGGTGGTAGCCCATCGCCGCACCGCCGGCACCGCAGAACAGGTCAAGCAACCGCGGCCTCATATCCCCCCACCCTTCCTCACCGACTCGTACTGGAATTCGAGAACAGAGTCGGGCGGTGCTACATGCGCGCACTTCCGACGCTCACACCCAATGCCCGGATCGTAGGAACGATGCCCGCACGCTGGACACTTAGCGAGCGAGCCGTACAGAGTCCGATCGCTATGACAGCGACATGGGGCACTCACAACTCTCTCCCCTTCCTCACCGGCTGGGTCACCTCAACAGCGATCCCATGCGAAGCAAGAAACGCCTGCTCTCGCGGCCCGATCTCATCCACCCAGGCGTCGATCTCGGCAAGCTTCTGTTGCGTGATGTTCCCGGCGTAGGTGCGCCAGTATTTGATGGCGTCCTTGCGGAGCTTCGCCCGGTAGACGGTGTCGGGGCCGGTGATCTGGCCGCGAGCCGGATGCGGGAGGAACAGCGGAGCCGGGTGCATCTTGCGCCGGCCGGCGTGGAGGACATCGAGCAGGGCGTTGAGTGCTGGCATCCGGCCGCCTGACTTCGCGCACTCTGTCAGCGCCGCGTACAGCTCGTCGATCGAGAACGGCGCGAGGATCGGAGCCCACGCGATGAGCGTTCCCTGGCTGGCTGTCTTGGCGTCGTCTGGCCAGAGGCTGTGAGCGAAGCGGAAGGCCATTGTCACGTTGTCGGGCGGGGCTGCTGTGGTCATGCGGGGTGATCTCCGAACACGCCGATCTGGAGGATCTCTGCGTCGATGCGATTGAGGCGCAGCGCCGGGGCCGTCTCCGGCACCCCAACGCGGACGAAGTCGCGGAACCTCTCCACGCGAGCCGCGTCTCTGAACGTCTGCTCGAAACTGTTGAAGCGGACGCGCTCAGGCCACGGGTCGATGCCAACGCCACGCGCAGCGTCCATCAACTCTCCCTCGTCGAAGCCCTCTCTGATGCGCTGCGCGATGAGCCGGAAGCGTGGTTCCGTCAACTTCGCTTGGCGGTGGCCCGTAGCCTCTTGCCACGCCTCAAAGACTCGACGAGAGATAGAGTCACCTTTAGGTGACTTAAGGGGTACGGGTACGGGTACGGGGGCATTTATGCCATGGCTTTGCTTTGGCTTTGCCATACCTTTGCCATTCCAGCGAGCAGCCGCGCCACGTTTCCCGGCCTCCGCCCTCTTCTCACTGATCTCTTGGCGTTTCTCTTCGGGCATCCTGATGGCTTCCCACAGGTCGGGGAACACGCGATACCCCAGGGTGTCCGTCTCCCATAGCCCAGCCATGAACACGTCGTGGGCCTCTGGGTACCCGTTGGCAATAGCCCAGGGGATCAGGTTGTCATCCTTTCGGAGGCACCTCGGCAGGGTTCGGAAGAAGATCCCCAGGGCGGTGGTCGAAGCCACCATGAAGCGCGGGTCATCGTCGAAGTGGTCGTCGATCTTCCCCCAGGTCATGCCGCGGCCACCACGCTGGCCGACAACCCCAACTCCTCGACGCACAGAGCACAGAGCCCGTCGATGACGTGCGAGTCTTTGAGGTCACAAACCCAGCACTGGGGCAGCGTGGCGAAGTACGCGGACAGTCTCGCTCGCTCCTCCTTTGCCACCTTCCGGTGAGTGGCGAGGATGCACGCCGCACAGCGCTTCCGCCCCTTCTTGGTGAACTTCTCCGGCTCCGTCGCGCCACACATCAGGCACAGGTACGGCGCCTTCAGCTCGGGTGGGTTGGCCCGGAGACAGGTGATACACATCCCCGTCTTGCGTTTCGAGTGGCCCGGTAGGTACCTCCCCTCTCCGCAGACGGTGCAGTACTCCCAGCCCTTGAGGCGAGTGGAGCGGGCCAACTTGCGTTGAGCGGGCTTGGTCAGCGGAACGGCGGGCAGCGGCCTCACAAGGCCAACCTCCGTTGAGCCCTTAGCTCGTCGAAGTTGCGTTGCCACATTCCGAGCCGCACGCCGATATCGACGGAGCACCACACGGCAGTGCAGTTCGGGCACACCCACTCTTGGCCGGGCGGGACGTTGATCGGTAGTTGACAGGAGTGCTTGTCCTCGGCGGACGGGGACGGCACCACTGTTCCGCAGTCGCGGCAGACCCATTCACCGTTCAGCATTGCGACGTCGTGTATGTGCGAAGCCGGGGCGCCCCTGGATCCCACTCAGCCAGCGCAGAAGTATTGTCGATACAAATACTCACTTATGAGTATCCATATTCTCAGAATATAGAAGCACGTGGGCCGCCGCGGATTGTACCTCAGCGAGGTACCCGTTAGAATGGCGCATGTTGGGAGCTGAACCTCCTGACCAATGGGCCCGGTCCTCGCCAGGGGACGCGGGCCTTCTTCTATTCAATCGGCCAACTATGCGCCTACCCGCGCGACCTGTCAACCACCAGCACCCAAGCTGCCTAATGCTGCCCCAAGCCGCCCCATCCTGTCAACCGAACATCTGCGCCTACTACCTGTGCATAACCTGTGCACGGGGAGCCACTAGATGTGGTGACCTAGGGCAGTCTACCGCAGGTGCTACCCGCGTGCGCATAGGCAAGGGTGTGTATTCTCCGTCGCATGGTGGCTGTGCTGGCCGAGACCGGCATCGAAGCGGACCCAGTCGAGGAGTGGCTGCTCGACCAGATCGCCTATCTCGTTGACGAGTACCTGGAGCGCGTGCTCCGCCCTCAGCAGCGGATGTGGACGCGGGCAGCCTGCCCCTTCTGTCGCCGACTCCGCGAGTTGCGCCTCAGCCACATCCCGTGCCCGGCGTGCCGCCAGATCAAGCGTAGCCGTAACCAACCCGAATACGAGGATGACGATTGACCACCACCATTGCCGTTCAAGCCGACCTCGCCGTACTCGCTGGCCGTATCCACTCCATCTGGGGGATGGCCAAGGCCAACCAAGTCCAGGCTTGGGACGGCTACCTTGAGGTGGGCTCCCTGCTGAGGCAGGCCCGCGAGAGCATCCCCGGCGACCATGAATACGGCGACTGGCTGGCTGGGCAGGACTTCGGTTTTAGCCGACAATGGGCCAATCGGCTCTGCCGGCTGGCCGAAAATGGACCGGCGGTGCGAGCCGCTCTGGAAAGTGCGCTTTCGGGTAGCGGCAAACTGCCGGGGGTGGACGCTCTGCTAGCGCTCCTCAATCCACCAACCCCACAGACCGAAGGCGACGGCCTCGAAGTCGACCGCCCCGAGCCCGTCTACCAGCCAGACCACCTACGCTCGGCCATCGTCGAGATCCTCGTCACGTACCCGATCGGAACAACCAAGCGAGAAGAGGGGTCGGGCCATGGGTCAGGGGCACCCCGCGCGGAATGGCACTGTGAACTAGTGATGGGCACGGACATTCCGGACTCGCTGATGACCCTCGAACCCTTCGTCTCAGAGATGGCACGCCGGTTCGCTCAGGAAGTCAGAGCCCGGAACTTCAAGACGATGGAACGCCGATGAACGTGATCGTGGACTTCCCCCACCCTGAGCCCGAACCCGAGGAGGACGACGAGTGAGCCGGAATCACAACTTCAACGCTAGGGCGGACGACATCCACGACATTTGGCACAGCCATAAGCCGTGGATCGCGGAGGAGGCGGCCCCCGTGGTTCCCGAACTGCACACCCACCAACTCTGGGGCGACAACCTTCCGACACTCGCCGACCATCTCCGTCTACACACGCCTGAGCCTGACAGCGAAGAGGAGACGGAGGGTGACTGAGGACGAGGTCCGCCGGATCGTGCGGGAGGAGATCTCCAAGGAACGTGCCGCCGTGCTCGACGCCCTCCGCGCTGGGACGCCCGTACTGGCCCACCTGCCTCTACGTCTGGGTACGACCACCACAGACCCGATGACCATCATCAAGCAAGGCGCCGGTCCCGCCGGATGACCACTCCCTTCGTCCTGGCAGCCTTCGGTCTTGGAGTGGTGGTTGGTGCCCTGCTCATCATCGAGGCGAGCTTGTTCCAGGAAGGGCGTCGGCAGTGGTGCGAGGCTGGGCCGTGAGCGAGTTCCTCGCGGGTATCGTGATCGGTTGCCTCCTCGGAATGGTCGTTATCTTCTTGGTGGCGTGGCGGGATGGAGCCTTCCGATGATCCGCCGCCTCCCCGGCTTCGCCCTCGGCTTCATGGCTGGAGTTCTGCTGGTCACCGCTACCAGCCTCTTCCATGACGTCCACCGGGGAGGTCCGTGGTGATCCCCGCCGGCTTTCATGGGCTGATCGGTGAGGTGAAGCCAGCCACGATCCGCATCCGTACCGCCTGCCCAACCTGTGGGTTTGCCGTCCGCTTGGAGAAGGCACAGCGTCGAGGCGTCACAGTTCCGCTCGTCTGCCACGAATGCGAGTGCGAGTATTGGGTGCGCACCCCAGCGTGAACCCCAGCCTTCGCCGCTTCCTCGCAGCCGCCCTCTACAACCTTGCTGGCACGATTGCAGCAGGAGCCCAAGAGGTCATGCCCCCTCGTCCCAAGCGCATCCCCAAGCCTGTCACCCCTCAGCCTTCGTGGATGGACAAGCTCGAGCAGTGAAGCCACACACTTGCCGCAGGCCGAGAGCGTTGAGCCGGTTCTGGATGCTCTACGGCGATCGCTGGCCATGCCCAACGTGTCTCGCCGTGTGGGAGAACAGGCGCAGTGGGTGGGTACTCGTCAAGGACGCCACTCGATGAAGCCGGACATCGAGTACACGGCCACGCTGATCTTCTACGCCAGCAGCGACAGGAAGGCTTGGCGGACGCTCGACGCAGCCACCGCTGTGATCGTGGAACTGGAGGACGTGTGCGGCTCCCACCTCGAACGCGGCGCGACTGGCCCTCGCGTGAAGCACCCTAAGGCGGCGAAGGCCAAGTGAAGCGCTGTATCGGCTGTACCACCACATGGATCCCAGCGGGGGTCAGCATGTGTGACGCCTGTAAGGACCGCTGGACCCAGAATGGGGGCGGCTGCCCATCGTGCGGTCAAGCGACAGCGGACCAGCGACGTGCGGATGAGGCCGAACTGAGAGCGTATACTTTCCGCAACCTCACCGAGTGAAGGTGCCCGTGGGCCTGCCGGACGGTGATGCTAGGGGCGCGGGGCGTGTACGACCCTTCGGGGCACAGCGTCGCCGCGCCTCGTCACAGAGGGCAACCCTGAACCCTCGGTAGCGTCTAGGCCGTGAGCCTGCGCAACCTTCAGTACTTGGTCTCCGATCTGGCGGGCAACCCACTCATCGGCGCCACGGTCACCTGCGACCTAGCGGTTCCAGCGGCGCTCACCTCGACCGGCGTGATCGTTCCTGGCGAACTGGTCACCCTCACCAACGCCAGCGGGATCGCCGCCTTCTCGGTCTACGCCAATGCCGACCTAACCCCAGCGAACACGTCATACGTCCTCACGGTCCATCACACCACCCTGGTCCCCGTCTCGATCGTGGTGCCGAGCGGCGCGTACAACGGAGCCCGCCCGACGTACTTTGACGTGGTGCTGGACAACCTGATCGTGGCTGTCCCGGCGACACCGGGGAACTACCAGGTGGGACCAACCGGCGCGCAAGGGCCATCCGGCCTGATCGCGCTGAATGCCGCGAACACGTTCACGGCGCCCCAGACGATCCCATTGGTCGATCGTGGCGGAACGGTCTACAACGCCACCGGCGCGATCGCTGCCAACGGCTCAACGGACGATCAGGCTGCCTTGACGAGCTTCGCGGGCACGATCCCTTCGGGTGGGACGTTGCAGCTTCCGGCGAGCACGATCGTCCAGATCGCCAGTACCTTCCGCATCCCACCGGGCGTCAACCTCGATCTCAATCACGCCACCCTGCGCTATACCGGGTCAAGTGTCGCTCTCGACTGCAACGTGGCGGGCGGAGCGACGAACCGCAATGACCTCCTCCGCGTTCAGAACGGGACAGTAGACCTCACCACGGCGGGAGGCGGTGCGATCGGGGTGCGAATCGACAATGTGTCACGGTCGAAATGGAGAAACGTCTGGGTCAACGGCAATGGCGTCTCCTGTACAGCCCTGCAACTTCTCGGTTCCGCGGCCAAATCTACCTACTTCAACGCCTTCCACGACTGTGACTTTTCGGCAGATACCGCCGTGGTTACGATCGGGGACCAGTGCAACGCCAACGAGTTCTGGGGTGGTGTCTGGGAGGGTGGCGCCGCGGCCACCGGGTTGACCTGTAACCCGACCACCTCAAACAGTGGCCAGTGCAAGTTCTTCAGCGTCTCCCTGCAGACGGGGGGAGCCGCGCTTATGTCCCTCGGGACTGGTGCCGCCTATGTGCAACAGTTCGAGTTTCACGGCTGCCGCTTTGAGCCGACCAACCCAGCCTCGCTGACGCTCGGCGCCGAGGCGTATGACCCCCTGTTCGTGGGTGGGATCTACGCCTCGGTCACCATCTCGGACTCCACCCCTGCCGGTCACTCTGCCGTCTTCCTGATGTCCCCAGGCGTCGGTGCCGGAGGTCTCGGCACCCTCAAAGTCGGGCCGAACACCATTCAGAACACCTCTACCGGGGTCAATGGGACGCTGCTCAAGGCCGCCGATACTGGCCAAGCCGCACAAATAGTAGCCCAAGGCCAAGACACCAACATCGGTTGGTACCTCCTCCCCAAGGGCACCGGGGCCGTGCGTGTGGCCGACAGCACTGTCACCTACATCAATGAACTCACCGACAGCGCGGGTAATGCGACGTTTTCGGGAGCCGTTCGGACGCAGGGCACCAGCACCTCCACGGGCTTCACCGCCGGCTACGGAGCGGCCACCAACACTGTCTACGCCGCCGCAGCTGTTGCCATCGGTGGGTCGGTGACCAACCAGAACCTCTACGTTGACGCCAAGGGGACTGGCGCCATCGCTTTCAACACGCAGAACGGAGCCACCGGCGGCGTACAGGTGCAGGGTGGCTCCGTCGACGTGACGACAGCGGGCAAGGGGTTGAAAGTTGCCGAAGGCTCCAACGCCAAGCAGGGCCTCACGGCCGCTCTCGCTGGAACTCCTGGGACGCTCGTGGTGGCCAATACCAGCATAACGGCCAACTCACGAGTGATGCTGACCAGAGCAACGCCAGGCGGGACATTGGGACATATTTCGGTCACGGTCATCGCCAGCACCAGCTTCACGATCCTATCGACCGCGAACGAAACCTCAACCTTCAACTTCCAGATATTCGAGCCGGGGTGATGAACGGCAACTTGAAGCTCTCCCCCACCCTCCAACTGGTCTTCCTGGGGATCGTGATCGGTATTCTCGGCCTTGCTGCTCTGGCAGTGACGTTCCACCCATTCCGATGAGCCACCGTTGTGATCTCCCCGCCTCGTGGCAGTTCAATGATCCTGGCTGGGTCTGCCCCTGTGGTCTCATCTGGGTTCGCCGTGACGGAAGGAATTTCTTGACGCTCTCTGGCGCGCCACCCTCCGTCGCTCCGTTTTGGGAGCAGTGCGGCTCCCTGCCCACGGCAGATATGAGCGTCCGCTTCCGATGAAGAGGAACGCAACCTCTCAGCCCGACAAGATGCGTATAGCGGCTGAATTCCGATTCGCGAACCCAGAGGCTAACTGGGACCAGATCGCCGCCCATGTGGGTACCAGCACCGTCTCGCTCTGGCGCTGGCGCAAGCTCGAGCAGTGGGAGATCATCTGCCGGGAGGTGGCCTCTGAGCACATCGGAGACCTCGCCCCGGACGCCATCGCCGCCCTACGCAGGGCGTGGAAGAAAGGCAACCCAGCCGGCGCCCTCGATGTCCTCCGCGCTCTCGCCTTACTCCGCAGTGCTGAGCTCAACGTGACCCACAGCATGGAGCCCGACCTGGACGCCGAGCTGTCCCGCCTGTTCGGTGAGATCCGTGCCGACAGCCCCAGCACCTGAGGCGATCGCCCAACTCACCCCAGCCCTCAAGCACCGGCTGAAGTGGCGCCTGAGAGCGCGGCCCAACCAGCTCACCCCGGACGGCGACTGGAACACCTGGCTGATCCTCTCGGGTAGAGGCTGGGGGAAGACGGAGGTTGGCGCGCAGGACATGGCTAAGTTCGGACAGGAGCATCCCCGCTCGCGGCTGGCCATCATCGCCCCCACCTTTGGTGACGCTCGGGACACTTGCGTGGAGGGCGAGACGGGCTTGCTCACCGCGCTGCCGCCGAGTGCAGTCACCAACTGGAACCGCTCACTGGGTGAACTCACCCTCACCAACGGCACCCATTACAAGCTGTTCTCGGGCGCCGAGCCAGAACGGCTCAGGGGACCACAGCACCACCGCATCTGGTTCGACGAGTGGGCGGCGTTCACCTATCCACAGGCTGCTTGGGACATGGCCCAGTTCGGCCTCCGTCTCGGCGTCCATCCACAGGTGGTGGTCACCACTACACCGAAGGGCATCAAGCCGATCCGCGACCTGCGGCGCAGGGAGGACGCTTTCGTCACCGTCGGCAGCACCTTCGACAACGAGGCCAACCTGCCCGCGTCGACAGTCGCAGCTCTCAGGGAGCGCTACGAAGGCACCAGGCTGGGGCGGCAGGAGTTGTACGGCGAGATCCTCGACGAGGTGGAGGGTGCGCTCTGGAACATGGCCATGCTGGACGGCAAGCGCGTCGCCAAGCCACCCCAGAAGCGCTGGCTCAATAAGGAGACGCAGGACTGGGAATACGCCGACGACATGGCTCGCGTGGTGATCGGGGTCGATCCAGCCTCTACCAGCGGGCCGGACGCCGACCACACCGGCATCGTCGTCGTGGGCAGATCAGCCTTCGACGGCCGCGCCTACGTCCTCGGTGACCGCACCTGTCGGCTCTCACCAGACGGCTGGGGGCATCGCGTCATGCAGGCTACGCTGGACTACCACGCGGATGTCGTTGTGTTGGAAACGAACCAGGGCGGTGAGATGGCGGAGCAGGTGATCAACTCAGCGGCTCGTGCCATGAGGCTGCCGATCCCCCGCCTTCGCAAGATCCACGCCAAGGAGAGCAAGCGCCTCCGCGCCGAACCGATCGCAGCCCTCTACGAGCAGGGCCGAGTGAGCCACGCCATCACCGCGTCAGGCATGGCGGCTGATCTCAGTCAGCTCGAGGACGAGATGATCAGCTTCACCCCCGACAGCGGCTTCTCGCCTGACCGCATCGACGCTCTCGTCCATGCTCTGACCGAGCTGTGCCTCAGCACTCGCCCCACGCTTCGGTTCCACGCCTGATGCCCTGCTACGCTATCGAGCCGAAATGCTACGGTAAGGGGCCGTCTGGCTACGCTAAGGCGTCGAACTCGTGAAGCGC